AATCTTCTAAGAGCCTGGCTTAATATCCCGGGCTCTTTTCACAAGAAGCTTCACTTCTATTCATCCGAATTAATAACGGAGATTCATAAATGTCTACCGACATATTTCAGTTCGAATCTTTCCTCTCAGATTCACCTATGGCAGACTCAAATCTTACCGGATTTGGAGAGGGAATCTCAGAAACAACTAGCGGAGTATCTTTCAAAGAGCCAGGATATGAAGGATCGATTGACTATCGCATTCGCCAACTATCATATTCAAGTCTCCTTACACTCCACTCCTGCCCGAGAAAATTCCAGCTCTATCGTCTCCGCACAACTTACAGAGCCGAAGAAGATTCTAAGTCAACAGTTACTTTCGCGTTTGGCCACGTTGTCGGAGAAGGTATCCAGATGATTCTGGAAGGTAAGTCTGAGCAAGAAGTAATCTGGAAAATGTTCCTAGGTTGGCACACAGATCTATTTGCAGAGGATACCAAACTTGCGAAATCATTTTTCTCAGCTTGCACTGCAATCAAGAGATTCATTTCTCTCAGATCATCCGGATTTCTACAAGATTATGACTTGGTTTACTACAAAGGTAAGCCAGCTTGTGAACTCTCCTTTGCTATTGTATTTCCTGATGGTTTTAGACTTCGTGGTTTTGTTGATGCTGTGCTTAAGCATCGCGAAACTGGGAAAGTTATTGTCCTCGAATGTAAGACTACAGGCTCACAAACAATTAATCCTGCAACTTACAAGAATTCTGCTCAAGCAATTGGGTACAGTATCGTTCTTGATGCTATTTTTCCTGAGCTATCTAGCTATGATGTACTATATCTAGTTTATGGAACTAAGACAGGAGAATACACGCCACTAGTATTTCCTAAAACTTATCTCCAGCGAGCACTCTGGATACGAGAATTGCTACTAGATATTGAAACAATTAAACTCTACGAGGATGCAGAAGTATATCCACAAAGAGGAGAAAGTTGTTATTCTTTTTTCCGTGAATGTGAGTATTATAATACTTGTGGATTAAGTACTCAGTATCTCACAAAGAAATGCACGCCTGAGGAAGAAGATAAAACTGATTATCAGGTAGTGTTAGGGCTAGAAGATTTATTAGACACACAATTAGGGAAAATAGTATGAAACTCTCACAAAAATCAGCAAGTAAATCACACAGAGCACTTCTATTTGGTCCGCCGAAATCAGGGAAAACTCAGCTTGCCGGACAACTTTCAAAAGAATTCAATCTACTGTGGTTTGATCTAGAGAATGGCGTAGATACTCTGCTAAAACTTCCAGTAGATCAGCAAGAGCGTATCGAAGTAATCTCCTTGCCCGACACACGATCTTATCCAATAGCAATCGAAACCATGCTAAAGGTAATTAAAGGGGGGAGGCAAGAGATTTGTGAAGCTCATGGTAAGATTGCATGCTCTGTATGTAAGAAAGAGGGAGCAGATTTTGTCACAGTGGAACTAGGAGCTATCCCGCTAGATACAATCATTGTAGTAGATTCTCTCACACAGCTTACCAACTCTGCAATTTCACATATCACGAAAGCGCAACCAGAAGATTACCGTCTCACTTTTGAAGATTGGGGAAATCTAGGTAAGCTAATGGATATTTTTCTATCTCATGTGCAGCAAGCTGGATTCAATGTAGTTTGTATCTCGCATGAAACTGAGACTGAGATGGAAGATGGTAAGATGAAACTTGTGCCGACAGCAGGTACTAGATCTTTCTCTAGAAATACAGCTAAATATTTCGATGAAGTTATCTATTGTGAGGTGAAAAATAAGAAACATATTGCAGCTTCTAGTACCACTTATAATGGAAACATTCTAACAGGCTCTAGGAATGGAACTATGTTGGAAAGTCAGGCCGAAGCGTCATTAATACCAATTTTTAAAGGAGAAATTATCACACATAATCCAATTATTGCAAACACTCCAAGCACAGCAGCACTAACAGGACTAGCTAAACTAAGAGCAGGAATGAATAAATGAAACATATATTTATTGAAACAAATTACGGAGAGGGTATCATTCTTCCAAATGAATGTGCCCAATACTTACATAGGATGGATACTGTAAAATTTGAGGGTTATGATTCAGAGCGTAAATATTATATCACAGATAAAGCTATGCCAATTCTTTACATAGATAGTTCAAACATAGTAAGCGAGGAGAAAAAGACAGATGAATAGTATTTCCTTAACGCCTCCACAGCCAATTCCATATCCAGTAAAACAAGGTATTAGTCTAATAGGTATTCACGGTAAAGCAGGTTCAGGTAAAGATACTGTATCAGATTTTATCACTGAGTCCTATGAGAATCATTACTGGGAAGCTTTTGCAAATCCTCTAAAAGAGGTAGTATCTAAAGCATTTGGTATTCCAATCTCTTATCTATATGATTCCACCTTTAAGGAGGTAGAAGGAGACTTCTGGAAAGTATCACCTCGGCAGATTGGTCAGTATCTAGGAACAGAAATGTTTCGTGATGGGTTAGCCGCTTTGCTACCTGGAATAGGAGCTGACTTCTGGGTTAAACGAATGCAAGGTATTCTTAATGGAGATCTTGTAGATCCTTTATATCAAGACTACTATGTACCAGGAGATACAGTAGTTATAAGTGATGTGAGATTCCAGAATGAGTATGATTTTATCATCTCTAACGGAGGAATAATTATTCACTTGACAAGGCCAGGAGCAGATGGTACAGTTGGAATTCCTGGACATATTAGCGAGTCAGATATTAATCTATACAATACAGAGAGGACATTTCTATACGAAAATAACGGAACAATTTTAGATCTTCAAGAAAAGATTGCATCTCTTCTTATGTCTTTCTAATGCTTAAACCAAGCAACATTTTCTATCTCATAAACTAAACGGAAACTTAAACAAATGAACGCAACTAATCAAAACACCGGCGCAGATTTCAACATGGATTCTTTGCTTGATGGAACTCTTGATGATCTTGCAGATGCTCCAGAGTTCAAACCATTTCCAGCTGGTACCCATCGTGTGACTCTTTCTATCGCGCAGAAAAAGATTGGAACTCATCCGGCCTTTGAAGTTGGTATGAAGGCGCTGGAAACTATTGAGCTTGCCTCTAGTTCCGATGCAGTTCTTATCGCAGGTGCTACTACTTCCGTAGCCTACATGATGGATAATGAATTGGGCCAAGGCAATTTCAAGAAGATTCTTGCTAACCTATCTGCACATTTTGGACCTAAATCTAATCGTGATCTTATCTCTGATGCACAAAATGCTGAAGTACTGGTAGTCACGAAAGTGCGGATGAATAAAGATAAGACGCAAAGTTATACTGATATTGTTGAATTGCAGGTAGTGTAAGACATTGATAATGTGATCTAACCCATAGAACCTTCCCGGATTCATAAGATCTTGGAGGGTTTTTTAGTTAGCTTACTGATATCTTAGGAGAATGAATCATCACACAACTAACTAAGCTACAACAACTAGCAGAATTAGCAAGAAAAGCTAGGCCAACACCTGCATCCCCACAATCTACTCACACCTCAACCACAGCAACAGCTCTCTTTCTAGGCACATTACAAGATACTGATTATGTTCCACATCTTAAAGGAATGTTTAATGGTATCGGTACTTACATCCTAACAGAGCCTATCTCACTTCTCTCTCACTTGGAGATGTACTGTGCAAAAAGATTTATCACTAAGATTGTCTCAACAAACACAGCAATACTTTCTAAGCTACTCGAACTTCAAGGGAATTTCCAATCAACTCCAAGTCTTGATAAGTACCAAGGATCGGTATTCACCTACAAGAATCTGGAAATTGTATTCATTAGTCCACTCAAGCAGCTGTTCACCGTATCTTATGGAAAGTTTATTGCACAGCGGTTCATATCAAAAGTTACTGCACCTAACGCATGGAAAGAATCGACGGAATTTCTATGGGATCTTCTGGTTCCTTCCAATATAGATTCAATATTTCGGGAGTATCAGGAGGCTTACGCAATAGCTATTGATATCGAAACTCTGCGACAAGATCTAGCTATCAGGTGCATAGGATTCACGGCGGTTTTCATACAAACTAACGGAACTATTAGAACTCATTCATGTGTATTACCTATGGATTCCACCTGGGCACTAGCCTGGATGAGAAAGTTCTGCGCACTTCCAAATCAAAAAATATTTCAGAACGGTAAATATGACTGCTCCTATCTATTGCGTTATAACTCTCCCCCTGTCAACTGGTTATGGGACACAGCTCATTTCATGCACAGTTGGTATTCAGAGTTACCAAAAGATCTTGCTTTCCTTAATGCCTTCTTTCTTAGGAAGGTGGTATATTGGAAAGATCTTGCAGAAACTAATGACATTCAAGAATATTATCGCTATAACGCAATGGACACTTGGGCAACTGCCAATGTCTGGATACAACAAATGCTTACCGCTCCAGATTATGCAAGGAAGAATTATCAGTTGGAGTTTCCACTTGTATATCCATGCCTGCTGGCTGAACTCACTGGCATTAAAAGAGATTCCGGTGCATTACTATCCGCTAGAACTGAAGTAAACAGGCAAGAGAATGAAGCTTATAATAAGCTCCAAAAAATGCTGGGCACTAAGAATTTTAATCCTGGCTCCCCGGTACAAGTTAAAACTCTCTTGCATATCTTAGGTTGCAAGGATATAGAAAGTTCCAATGAAAAAGATCTTGCCAAAGCAGCTCTCCGCCACCCGATTAATGGAAAGATTATAGGAGTTATCTTGGAAATTCGCGGGCTCAGAAAGCTTGCCTCAACCTACTTGCGACTCGACAGCGATGCAAAACAAACAGGAATCCATGCAGGCGAAGGAGGAAGTAAAGAATTTTGTGGAAGAATCTTATACGCCCTTAATCCGCACGGAACAGACACTGGAAGATTAGCTAGTAAGGAGCATCATTTCTGGTGTGGACTTAATATCCAGAACATACCTCGCGGAGAAGAAGGAGAACTTAGTTGGACTAAGACTACTATCTGCGCAGATGATGGATTCTATCTAGGTGAGTGTGATCTAGAGCAAGCTGAGTCTAGAGACACTGGCTATATATCTGGAGACGAGAATCTAATCAGGAACGTAGAATCAGATAAAGATTTCCATTCTCTTAATGCTGCAAGTTTCTTTGGCATGCGCTATGAGGATATTTATTCTGACGAGAAAAAGAAAGCTATCAATAAACCTATTAGGCAGCTAGCTAAGCCAGTTAATCACGGTGCTAATTATAACATGGGTCCTGGAGTCTTAATCGACACCATGGGATTAGATAAGATTTGGGAAGCTAAGAGATTATTACGCCTTCTATATAGTGATCCAAGAGAAATTGCACAGCATCTATTAGATCAATTCCATAAAACATATCCAGCTATTAGGAGAGATTATTATGCAAGTGTTATTAATGAAATCGGCATTGAAAAAAAACTTACGTCCAGAGCTTTCCATCATACAGAATACAATGAACGAACTTATAGAGCAGATGAATACCTACAAGAAGGTGACTGGGTACGATATTGTTTTGGAAATCCAGCTAAAAACAAATCAGACCTCAATTCCTACGTTGCACACTGCCCTCAATCGCTCAACGCACGAACTCTCAATGAAGCTTTCTTAGAAGTATTCTATAAGATAGCACTACCTAATCCAGATACCTTTCGCTTACATGCACAAATCCATGATTCGATACTATTCTCATATTCTCCAGGAACAAGCCATCCAGCACAAGTCAAAAGTTGTATGGAAATTCCTGTCAGTGTCCGCGATGTATCTGGAATTACCAGAACATTCACAGTGCCAGCTGCATTAAAAATTGGCACGCCAGATAAACCAGCAAAATATTGGAGTGAATCAGAATGATAGATTTAGACCAAACAAAAGATTCATACGGAAGAGATAAAATCTATATCGAAGTTGATGCAGATTCTCTTTCTATTTTCACAGAACTAATCCGCAGAGGTGCCAATCTTTGGCCAGATGCTCCAGCAGAGATTAAAGAGTTCCATGATATGCTTCGACATGGCAGGGTACTGCAAAATTATAGAGCTCAAGATACATCAGCTAAGAAGATCTAACACATAATAAGGGCACCATGCAATCAAGTTCAGAGGACTTCTTATCCTCGTATCTTCATTATGCTTCTGATACTGAAGTACCTGCAATCTTCCATAGGTGGGCTGCAATCTCTAGTATCGGTGCATTCCTAGGAAGGAGATATTACTTTAATCATGGACACTTCACAATTCATCCAAACATTTATTGCATGCTGGTAGGTGCATCCGGCACGCGGAAAAGCACAGCAATTAAGCTATTCAAGAAACTTATACAAGCTGCAGGATACGATACAATAGCAGCAGATAAGACTACAAAAGAGAAGTTCATTCTAGATCTCAGCGGTGAGTCAGATCTAGACTCTCTTATACCAATGAAAACTGGTAAACAGATTGAAGATTTCTTATCCCAAAATCTATGGGGAGATTCAGATGAAGAAGTAACTACGCGGCCAGATGCAGAGATCTTTATCATGGCAGATGAATTCAATGATTTCTTTGGCAATGGAAATGTAGAATTCATTTCACTGCTTGGAACTCTCTGGGACTATTCAGGAGTTTATAAGAATAGGATTAAGAATGGTAAGTCAGTTAGTATTACAAATCCTACTGTGTCTATTCTTGGAGGAAATACTCCCACCAATCTATCTCTTGCCTTCCCTCCTGAAATAATTGGACAAGGATTTTTTAGTCGTCTATTATTTATATACGGAGAACCTAATGGAAAAAAAATCACATTCCCAACAGCCCCCTCAGATGAAGCCACCAGAAGGATTATCGACTCTCTTCAAAAACTTAGATCCTCAGCAACTGGACCTGCGCAACTTACCACTGGAGCAGAGAATCTACTTGATAAAATCTATAAATCGAATCTTGGGGTTAATGACGTTAGATTTGACTCTTACTCAACTAGACGGTTTTCCCATCTACTTAAACTCTGTCTTATTACGAGCGCAAGTAGACATGCTAACGGAATTAGAGAGTCAGATGTCATCTATGCTAACACAATATTATCACACGCAGAACACTTTATGCCTAAAGCACTCGGAGAGTTTGGTAAAGCAAAGCACTCGGACATAAGTCATAAGATAGTATCGCTGGTAGAGAGAGATTATGCAGTAGTTAGTTTCAAGGAGATATGGAAACATGTTAGTAATGATCTGGAAAAAATGTCAGATCTTTCTACCCTACTCCAGAATCTAGTTGCTGCAGAGAAATTGCAATCAGTAGCTGGAGCTGGCTTTGTTGCAAACCGTAGAATAATTGACGAAGCCCAGGAAGGATTAGTTGATTATTCTTTATTAACTGAGGAAGAAAGAGGAATGTCGAAATGATCGCAGTAAACGAGAATGAAGTTAATGTAATGGTAGATCTAGAAACTCTAGGACTAACTCCAGACTCTATGATTTTAAGTATTGGAGCTGTAGTATTTGACCCAGTAACTAACACATTAGAAGAGGAATTTTACGCTGAGATAGATATTAGAGCATCTGGTAGATTTATGGACCCTATCACAATTATGTGGTGGTTTGATCAGGCAGTTAATGGTAATCATCCTACAGTTAATGGCACAACTGGATTGTATAGCGCACTATGTAGTTTTAATGCCTGGCTTAGTGAGTTTAAAAAGCTACCAATTCTTTGGGCTAATGGAACTGATTTCGACATTCCTATATTATATAATGCTTGCAAAGAAGAACTCAGTTCTCCTGCTTGGAAATACAATGACGTGAGGGATGCCAGAACTATTTTTAAACTGTTTGGGAATTATGGAATTAAACCTACCAACCCACAAAAACATCATGCACTTGAAGACGCTAAATTCCAAGCTACTTGGTTAATGTCTATTTTCTCTAACCTAAATGAGGTGTTATAATATGAGTACCAATAGTTTTGTTCTTATTGTACAAGAAGGTGAAGCAGTTCCAACACCGGTTCGGTACGATCAATTCGTACAGCAACTTCTTAAAGCTGATACTTACCCAATGATGAAACTTCATTGCGCTCTAGGAGTTGCAGGGGAGGCCGGCGAACTTGCAGATGCAATTAAGAAAGAAGTTATCTATGGCAAGCTTATGGATCGTGCGAATATTGTAGAAGAGCTAGGAGATTTGCGATTCTATATGGAAGGTATAGCTAATATCTATGATATTTCTGACCAAGAGATCTTGCAGGGTAATGCTAATAAACTAGCTAAGCGATATAAGAGCCTGACTTATTCTGGCGAAGCTGCTATTGCTAGGGCAGATAAGAATGGAATGGACGGATCATGACACCTGCAGATCCAACTGACCAAGATCTATACGATCAACTTCCACAGACTGAGTTTGGTAAACAAGATTCTTGGACCAATGGAAAGACAAGATTCGAAATGTTTCCAGAAGGTTATATAGCTCTCAACAAAGAACTAGCTACTGGCCTGCATCCTAAACTAGAGAAGCTTCTAGCTAATCATCCAGTAGATGAAACAGATGTTAAGCTTGCAGAGATAGCTTCTTACTGCTCAGTGGCTCTGGATGCTACCTATACTCTTGCAGAGCGGGATAGACTATGTTTCATTCTAGCAGGTAGATTGGAAGCATTGAGAGAGTTACCTTCCGCTGAGATTATTATTCAATGATATACCTAACAATTATATTAGCTTTTTTGCTAGGTCTAGTTCTAGGTTTTCTAGTTTGTTTTATAACTAGTATATAGAAACACCAAAGCCCCAAGGACCATAAATCCAAGGGGCTTTTTCTTTGTCTAGAATTTACTTAAGCAAGCTATCTAAGATACTTAGATTCTCAAACTCCAGGTACTGGCACAGGAGTAGCATCAGGAATAAGATCATCAACTTTCTTACTCTGTTCAGTAAGAGCAGCCATAGCAGCATCAATCTCAGGAGTGGTATTTCCTGCATTAGCTACTTCAGCCTGGAGAGTTGCAACCAATTTCAACAGCTCAGTAGTTTCAGTCCCGATCTTTTCAATAGTTGCAATAACTGCTTGCAGATCAGCTGCATG